TTCCTTTTTGGTATAACTTATCAGAAGATAATAAATAATATTATGGAATATATTTTTAAACATAAGAAATCTGGAAAACTCGTCTCATACGAGATGAAGCTTGCGGAATATGACAATTTTAAAGAAAGTCATCCAGAATTAGAAAGATATTTGGATTCTGCGCCCTCTATGAATTATAGAGGCAGCAGAGAGTTCAAAACCGATAATACGTGGAAAGAAGTAATGGCAAAGATTGGAGAACAAAATCCAAATTCATCCATTGCTGATGAATATACTCGAAAATCTACGAAACAAGTTAAGACTCGCCAGATAATCGAGAAACACGTGAAGAAAGCAAAAGATGCTGGCAAACTATAAGGTGATCCGTGTCAAAAAGAAGAACCACTAATAATAATGAAGAAGAAATTCTACTTGACAAAAAACAAACCGCGAAATTTAAAAGTTCAGATCTTAGACAATTTGAACCTTTAACTGAGAATCAAAGATTATTCTTTGAATCATATAGTCGTGGAGATTACTTTATAATGTTGACAGGTTCAGCTGGAACAGGAAAATCATTTATTGCTCTATATAAAGCAATGGAAGAAGTTCTTGAAAGAACGAACTCTTTCAATAAAATTGTAATAGTTCGTTCTGCTGTGCAAGGTAGAGATATGGGATTTACTCCAGGCTCAGTTGAAGAGAAAATGTCTCTCTATGAGCAACCATACATGCAGATCTGTACTCAATTCTTTGGTCGCAGAAATGCCTATGAAGAATTGAAAGAACAGCATAAAATTGAATTTATCTCGACCTCTTTTATTAGAGGTATGAGTTTTGATGATGCGATTATTATAGTTGATGAGTGCCAAAACTTGAATTGGGAAGAATTATCAACTATAATGACTCGTGTGGGATATAGATCAAAAATTTTATTCTGTGGTGATTATAGGCAGTCAGATTTACATCGCAAACAAAATGATAGATCTGGGCTCACTAAATTCCATAAAATTGCTAAAACTATGAACTCTTTTACCAATATAGAATTTACGACTGATGATATTGTTAGAAGTAGTATAGTCAAAGACTTCTTGATGGCTGTTGACAAATATGAAAAGGAAAACGATTGAAAACTTTTAAACATGATTTTGTGACGCTTCCTAAGATGGAGCGAGTGTTAGATGAACAGAGCGGCAATAGAGTCTATGTGACACCATCTGGTAATCGTTATATGTCTGTGACCACTCTCACAGGCAAGGTTAATGCGAAAGAAATTCAGGAATGGCGGCAGAGGATTGGTGAAGAACAAGCCAATAAAATCTCAAAACGTGCTGCAACTCGTGGCACCAGCATGCATAAGCTGTGTGAGAAGTATCTATTGAATGAGATTCAATCTGATCCTCTCGGCAGAATGTTATTAGAAGACAATAATCCTCTTAATGTCTCAATGTTTAAGAAGATTATGCCTCTCGTTGAGCGCCTCGATAATATCAAACTAGTTGAGGGTACAATGTACAGCGATGAGTTAGAGTTGGCTGGGACATCTGACTGTATTGCTGAATATAATGGTGATCTTGCTGTAATTGACTTTAAGACTTCAACTAGAATGAAGAAGAAGGAAGGTGTGAGCAATTACTGGATGCAGGGAGCTGCTTATGGTAAGATGTATGAAGATCTCTATGGTGTTGCTCCAAAGAAGATTATTTTGATGATTTCAGTAGAGACTGCTGACTTTGCTCAAATTATGATTGAACCCTATGAGAAATGTCTTGAAATGTTAATTGACTTCAAGAAAACTATTTGACTTTACAATTATAATTCATTATAATAAGAGTGTCGGTTATGATAAGTATTAGTAAAGAAACTATTTGGCAATTTCGTGTCAGTTGTGTCTGTGTTATTCGGAACTAGATCTAGATGAGCCATCTTGGACATAATTTCTTTAATCCACCAATAACCTCTTCTTCTAATACAATTGAAGAAGAAAAGAAGAAGTTGGAGAAGATGAGGAATATTCTCCAGATGCAAAGAGAGATAATCTGGGATCAGTATTTTAAACTAATAGAAAAAGAGAAAAAAAATAAAGGATATTGTGGGCATATATACAACCTAAATAATGACGATATACAATCTGAATCTATACCAGAAGGTTGGACTAGAGGAAGAATTATGATTAAGATGGGAAAGAAAACAGCGTAAACATTGAACTAAAATCGGACTGGACGGGGAGTGCGACTCTTCCCCACCTCCACCAAATTAAGGGAACTGGAAACTTGTAATCTCCAGTTTTAAACGAAGAGACTTCTCTCGCCCACAATGGGGGTGCGTAGATTCGACAGGCTGCGGAATAACCTCAATGCGCTCGAAAGGTGACGAACGTAATTCGCACAAACAAAAGTAACAGCAAATGATAGCTCTTACGACATGGCGATTGCAGCTTAATAGCTGTTTATCATACCTGAGTTGACCTCTCGGAAACAGAACGGTCAGGGTTGTGGGTGTAAAAGCTCACAACCCTTTTTTATCGCCACAACCATGGGAGTAACTAACATGAACGCGATATTAACAGAAGAAAGAGAATCATTATTTTATAAATTTGGAGGATTGATTGCTTTTATATTTCTTATAATTATTGCACCAGCATATAATTATCATAAATTGCAAAATGAGCTGAAGACGCAGCAAGAAATGCATGAGCAATATGTTGAATCAACATCCAATGCTATTGCTGGGCTTTCTAGTGAAGTTGATATATTAAGTAAAGACTATCAGAAGACAGTTGCATTTAAGAAAGAAGCCACATGTCTTGCTGATAATATCTATCATGAAATTGGAACGAAATCAGAAGAGGGAATGAGAGCAGTTGCGCAAGTAACTTTAAATAGAAAACGCGAAGGATTCGCTCCGACTATTTGTGGGGTTGTACATCAGAAAAACAATGGTGTTTGTCAGTTTTCATGGGTCTGTGAATCATACAATCAACCTAATCAGTATGCCTATCAGAAAGCATATGATATTGCAAGAAAAAGTTTGACTAGCGGTATTGCTTTAAGTAGACTACACGAAGCACTATATTATCATGCCGATTATGTAAATCCTTCTTGGAAGAATCAGAAGAATTTCGTTGCCCAAATCGGTCCTCATGTATTTTATTCGGAGAAATAATTAATGGCAACTAAAGATGAAAAGAATAACTTTTCTATTTTAATAGAGGAAATTGTGGTGAGACTTAATGTTCCATATATAGAAGCAATAATAAATTATTGTGAACAAAATGGATTAGAACCTGAAATTGCAGGAACATTAGTGAATGATGTGCTTAAGTCTAAACTTGAATATGAAGCCCAACAACTCAGATACTTATCTCGAGGATCCAGTTTGCCGATATGAATGGTTATGAAGCATACAAAACGTATCAGGCTGTGAGACTTCATTTCATGAATGAATCTTTTGATTACTTCAGATACAATGGTAATTCTAAAACTTCCGAGGAATCTTTTAATTCAAGAAAAGACAAATATACTTTTCATAAAGTTGCTCGTTCATTCAAAGAAGAAGAGCTTCCATATTTCTTTGCTGTTAACTTCTTGAAAAGAGATGGCAAAGCATGGATATCTGGAATGCTTCAGGACGAAGCACTATCTATCTTTAATGTTTGGAAGGAATGGCAAAATAATAGATCATCCAATTTAACAGATGATCTGAATAAGTTAAAGAATTTTGAGAAGCTAATTGTCTGCAAAGAGAATCAGTTTCCAGAGCTATTGAATCTTGTTTTCCAAGGTGAAATGGCTTATGACAGTCTTGTTATTCTAGACCACTATATGAAATTATTAGAGGGCTGGAATAAGAAGATAGAGGATGATTTTATATGGACAGAATTTTATAAGAAGTTCCGCAAATATAAACCATTCTTTATGCATTATGCATCACTGAGTGACCCATATTACAAAAAAATAATAGTTGATCATTTGACTATTAAAAAGTAATACTATATAATTGTATATGATGAATAATGTGAACAATCCGTTATACTTTTACATACTACGCACACAAGGAAATACAAAATGAATATTAGTACACTAAAGAAAAAGTCCTCAATGGACAAGTTGACAAAAGCACTCGAAGGTCTTTCGAGTGGAACCACCAAGAATGGAGCTGATGCTCGGTTCTGGACTGCAGAAGTTGACAAGGCTGGTAATGGTTATGCTGTAATCCGTTTTCTAGATTCGCCTCAAGTGGACGGTGAGGACGGAATGCCATGGGTTCAGATTTTCAATCATGGTTTTCAAGGTCCAGGTGGTTGGTTGATTGATAATTGCCTCACTTCTATCAATCAGAAATGTCCTGTTTGTGAGCATAACAGTTCTCTTTGGAACAGTGGCATTGAAGCCAATAAGGATATTGTTCGCAAGCAAAAGCGCAAGCTAAACTATGTTGCAAACATCCTTGTGGTTAAGGACGCTGCTCATCCTGAGAATGAGGGGAAGGTTTTCCTCTTCAAGTTTGGTAAGAAGATCTTTGACAAAATCAAGGAAAAGATCGAGCCTCAGTTTGAAGATGAGAAGGCAGTTAATCCATTCAACTTCTGGGAAGGCGCAAACTTTAAGCTCAAGATTCGCAATGTCGAAGGCTATCGCAACTACGACAAGTCTGAGTTCGATTCAGTCAGTCCAGTTGCTGATGATGACGCTGAGATCGAAAATCTTTGGAAAGCTTCACATTCACTTAAGGAATTCCTCAAGCCATCTGAGTTCAAGTCCTATGATGAATTGAAAGCCAAGCTAGATCGCACTCTCGGTGCAAGCGACTTCAAGCCGCGCACTAAGAGTGCTGAGAGTGCTGAGTTGGAAGATGAGGTCACCTCTGATCCAACTGGTGCATCAGATAGTGATGATGCTTTTGGTTATTTCTCTAAGCTAGCTGCTGAATAAAATATCTTCGTTTGAGTTGATATTTAGAGGAGGCAGAAATGCCTCCTTTTTTTTATTTAAATAATAGATCATTTCAAACTCTAAACAACATCGTGAATATCTTCGTTCTCTCAGAAGAACAAATCGTTAAACGACTTTATTGTATCCTGTAAATCCAACCGAAGTCACAGGATGATCAAATATTGAATTGGTGTATGCGAATATACTAGGCTCATCGTTTCTCAATTTAAGAACGATTTCTGGTGGGTTCTCTGATCCTGCACTGGCAGCAACAGCTGCTTTTGCCATTTGAGCTGTCTTGCTCATAATAGCTTGGCTAGAAGCAATCATTCCAGCATTAATTGAATCGAGCTTATCGTGGAGGTCTGAGTTGTCGAGTGTTGGTGGATTCTGAGATGGTGGGCTTCCTGCATCAGATAATTGTTGTCCAAGCTGTTGACTTTTTGTTGGAGCAGCAACAGGTTCAGAAGTTGTTGCTGCAGCTGGAGCTGAAGTGGCAACTGATTCGGAAGTTGTTGCAGCAGTTGGGGCTGCTGCTCCTGGAGCAGAAAAAGAACTTGATGCAAGCTTAGAACTATCTGCGTCTGTATCTTTCCCGCCACTTAATGCTTTTGCATTGGCGATTCTTTGAGTTCTTTCTGTTCCCGCTGATCTCTCATACTTCTGATCAAATACAGCTGCTGCTTCTTCTGCAGTTTTGGTTTCTCTTAATGCCTTTCCTGCCTTTGCTTCGCTATTGTTTAATTCCCAGTTGATAAAACTTAATTGATCTTTAAAGTCCGATTCAGTTATGTCTTTGCCTATAATTTTCTTGAATAGGTCTTTCCTTCCTTTTGTCCATTGGGCAATACCATAAGCACCTTCTGCCTTATTATATGCATTTATCTTTAGGTTCTTTCCACTTTCTTGTTGGAGATTTCCAACTATGCCTGCTGCTTGTTCTTTTGTCCAGCCATTCTTTGTGAAGAAATCTATGGCTTCTGATGTACTTCCATTTCCTCCCTTTCCTTCTGGCATTGGTCCGCCTTGAGTTTGTCCTCCACCACCCATAGCGGCTCCGCCTGATCCTCCACCACCCATAGCGGCTCCGCCTGATCCTCCACCACCCATGGCGGCAGCTTGTGAGACTCTTTCCACAGGTTTTGTTATTATTTTATCTGCAGCAGTAGTTCCCTCAGATACTGGTTGATCCGTAGATCCTTCTGGGACTTCTGCTGCTTTAACATCTCTAGCAGCAATACCAACATCAAGCGCAATACTCGCAGCAGTCCCCCATCCAGGAATCATGCTAGCTGCGCCTGATGCAATTTCTAATGCTGCGCCAGTATAGTCGCCCTCTACTGCTCGTTGTATTCCAAATAGGATTCCAGCACCTAATCCAATTAGAGGAACTTTCTTTAGGAGACTTTTACCAATACCTTTTTCTGCTGTCTTTTCAATTACTTTGGTTGTTTCTTTTTTTGCTGCTTCTTCTGCCGCTTCTTTTGTTAATTTGTTTATTTTAGAATTTCTAGCAGCACCTGTTAATTTTTTACCATCTTTGCTTACTAATTTGGACTCATCAACCACAAATTTCTCAGTTGCCTTTTCTCCCATTTTGCCAGCAGCACCCGCTGCGGCTGCGGCACCTCCAAGAGCAGCAGCTTCTCCAAGTCCTTTTCCTGCAGCTTTTGCAGCTTTAGCGCCTGCAGCACCAACACCAGTAGCTGCGGCTCCCGCTGCGGCTGCACCAGCTACTCCAGCAATACCACGGATACCGAATCTTTTAGCTAGGAATTTAAGAATACCTTTCAATCCTTTAAATTCCAGAATGCCTAATCCAATATCTTCTATTCCTTTTAATATTGTTCCGAATATTCCTGGTTTACTTGCGTCTAGATCTTTGAGAATCATATCAAGCTTTTTGTTTACTTCCTTTCTCCAATCCTCTTCATCTTCTTCTTTCTTTGCTTCTTTGGCTTCTTGTTGAGCATCATCAACACCACCAATTTGTGTAGCCTTTTTTGTTTCTTCTTCATGTTTCTCAATTTTAGATAAATCTTCTTTGATTTTCTTTATCTCAGTTAAGATTTCTTTTTGTACATCACCATTGGGAATTCTTGTTGCGGTTTGTTCTTTTGATTCTGTGAGTTCTTCTGGTTTTTGTGTGCCAAGCATTGCAGCTTTATTGAGAACTTGAGAGTATGCGCTTGTTGCTCCGCCAACCTTTGTTGCGAATCTCGCACCACCTCCAGCTTCTCTTACTTGTTTGCCTTCTGGTGCTAGTGGATCAAATTTATACGTCTGAGCTTCTTTATCTTTGCCAATAGTGATATCTTTGACTGATAGTCTTTCTTTGATCTCTTTAATGTCAGATGCGGATTCATCTGTTTTATCTGAAACTTCTTGAATATTATTGTTGACTTTTTTAAATTCGTCCTCAATAACTTTTTTAAGAGAATTAATTTCTTCCTTAGATCCTGAATCTCTTTTATCTTTATTTTCCATTCCTCGTTCGAAATCTGAAACTATGCCAGCAGCTTCTTTGACTTGTTTCTTATTTTGAAACACTTTTAAACCAGAAAGCTTACCGCCAATATGTGTTCCAAATATTGCACTGAGTGATGCATCGAGGATCGCCTTTTTAACCTTTCCCTTATGTCCTGTTCTAAGAGTAGTTTTAGCTTCAAGATATTCTCCAGCTTTCTTTTGCGCATTCTCAAAAGAAATTGTGGGATCACTCTTCATGATCTCTATGGCAATATCATTTAAAGACATTCCAGTTGGGGTTGTTAATTTTCTTTTCATCTTCTTCTTTTATTTTCCATCTCT